TAGACCATAAGGCCTGGGATCCAAGCCATTCAGAATGCGGCGAGGGAAAATTCCATGCCTGTTCCCGGCCGTATTTTTGCGACGAATTCAGAAGCACTAAGGGTGATAGGTACATCGCTATCGAAGTGGCGCTGAAGGATGTGTACGAATGGAAAAACAATCCCGATTATCCGCATAAGATCGGATTCCGCAAGGGATTGGTTCTTTATGAGTGCAACCGGCTTGGCAAGGAAATTAAAAAATCCGAATAGGGGGCGGTGAATGTCCGAGGAAATCCGCAAGGCATCAGTTGAAAAGATGGGAAAAGAAGCGGGTGAAGATTTTTATTTATGGTTGAAAAAGACCTGTCCAGGACGACACTATATTGAAAAAATTGATGAAACAAATTTCGAGAAGAAAGCTGCAAAAGAAGAATATGCCAAGTTAAAAGATGATGCTCGTTATAGTTTTGAGTACCAAAAAATACAGTTTATAGCCATTAAGCTGACTAAGTCGTATAGGACGATAGAGCGCTGGATAAATGAGGAATGAAAAAGAAAAGTCCGCCACTTTTTGGCAAATGATGTCGGACACGTTTTGGCAAAGTTTGGGGTTTAAATCAAAATAGCGTTTGTATTACTCTACTCCCTGAAAGCAATTATAGGCTTTTGGGGTGACGTTGAGTGCAACAACACAGACGTGATAAAAATTATTTTATAGACGACAGAGAGCAACCGAGAATATCGGGCTCTCTGTTTTTTTATGACAAAGGAAACGGAGCAATATGACCGGCGCATTAACGGAAGAACAAAAAAAGCTAATGATCAAGGCGATATTGAAAAGCCTGGAAAAAGGATCGTCGATACGAAAATCCTGCGAGGCAGCCGGAGTTTCTACGGTTGCATTTTGGAAATGGCGCCGGGATAACAAAGACCTTGAGGAAAAAGTCAAGGAGATTCAAGAAGCTAACATCATGGAAGTCGAGGACGCTGTTTTTATTTCAGCCAGAGACGGTGATTCCCGGGCCCAGGAGTTTTACCTGACCAATCGCGCGCCTGACCGCTGGAAGAAGAGGCTTTATAACCAGCTGGCGAATCCCGATGATACCGCCCTTTTATCTGGTCTTAAAACAGTACCTGACGCGGAACTTGAACGGCGTATTTTAGAAATGTTCCAGAGGTTAAAAAGTGAATGAGCTTACCTCAGACCAGGGAAGAACGAGAAAAACTTTTAAAGGAATTAGTGCTCCTTGACTATGAGCAAAGCGAAAGGAAGTTTGCTCATTTCTTTCGCTCGGCCTGGCCGGTACTGGAACCGAATACCAGACTGCTCTATAGCTGGCACCATGAGCTGATCGCTGAATATCTGACTGCCTGTTACTTACGGCAGATCAAGAGGCTGATCATCAACATGCCTCCCAGGTATAGCAAGAGCAATGAAATAACGGTTACCTGGCCCTGCTGGGTTTGGACCAAGGTGCCGGAAGAGAGATTCCTGATCACCAGTTACGCTGGCGGACTTTCCACTAAGCACAGCACGGACCGCCGGACGCTCATTGAAAGCAGATGGTACCAGTCTAAATGGGGCTGCAGATGCCCGGAACTTCATCATGACCCTGGTTGCCGGTCCTTCAGGATGGCCACTGATCAGAACGTTAAAAGCGAATTTGCTAATGACCGCCGGGGACACATGACCTCAACCTCCATGAGCGGCACGGCAACCGGCAAAGGCGGCAATATCCTGATCGTGGACGATCCGCATGATACGACCCGGGCCGAAAGCGAAATTAAGCGCGAAAGCGACATCCTGGAGTTTGATCAGAAATTCACGACCCGATTGGATGACAAGAAGAACGGTGTGATCATTATCGTCATGCAAAGGCTGAACGAAGCAGATCTGACTGGCCACTGTTTAAAGCAAGGCGGCTGGACGCATGTAAAGCTGGAAGGCGAAGCAACGAAGAAAACGATCGTAGTGTTCCCGATGAGCAAAAAGGAAATAGTCCGGGAAGAAGGGGACGCACTCCATCCGGAACGGGAAGATAAGGCAAGGCTCGAAATAATCCGCACCAAGGAGCTCGGTTCTTATGGCTACAGTTGCCAGTATCAGCAAAGTCCGTCACCCCGGGAAGGCGGGATCCTTAAGCGCGACTGGTGGCAGCGCTACAACAAGCTGCCGGAAAAGTTTGACCAGGTCATTGACAGCTGGGATTTCACGTTTAAGGAAGGCACTAAGAATGATTTTGTCTGCGGTACGGTCTGGGGTAGGGTGCAAGCTTTTTATTACCTGCTGCACCTGTTTAAAAAGCAAATGGGATTTGAGGAGAGTTTAAAGCAGATGCTGCAGATGAGAAGCAAATTCCCGCAGATCCAAAAGACGGTCATTGAAGAGAAGGCTAACGGCGCGGCCATTCTGGAAGTGGCCAAGAAGAAAGTTACGGGGCTGATTGCTTATAATCCGCAAGGAACGAAAGAGGAACGGGCAGCGGCAGTTTCCCCGATGATCGAAAGCGGCAATGTGTTTTTACCGGTGAAGGATATAGCCACATTTAACGTGGATGATTTTATCGAAGTATGCGCGAATTTCCCGAACGTGGCCCATGATGATGAGGTGGATTCAATAACCCAGGCATTACTGTATATGGGCAAGAGCAGCGAACCCAGGATAAGGAGCATTTAATTGCGCTTAAAAGAGAGAATAGCCAGGTCATTAGCTAAGGTCATTATGCCGCGCCAGGTGAAGTCTAACTGGTGGGACTGGATCGTTACCGGGCCCAGCAATGAGGGCAAGCTGGGGCCAGCGGTTCAGGGGAATTATAATAACTACCTGCGGGGATACGCTGATATTGCCTGGGTCTTTAAATGCGTCCAGGCGATTGCGGTCAATGCGGCCAGTGTACCCATAAAACTATACCGGGGCAAAGGCGATGACAAGAAAGAGGTTGTCTCGCACGTGGTCCTGGATATGCTCAATTACGTCAATGACTATAGCACGCTTTACGATCTTAAAGAGATCACTTTCAGCAACATGGAGATCACCGGCAATATGTACTGGCTGATCACCAAGAACGCGCTGAAGACGCCGCGGCAGATATTCCCGCTGCGGCCTGACCGGGTGGAGATCGTACCGGATAAGGAAAACTATATTCTCGGTTACATCTACACTGTCAATGGCAAGCGAATTTCCTATACCGCCGACGAAGTCATTCATTTCAAATATTTTAATCCCACAGACGATTACTACGGCTTGAGCCAACTGTCAGCCATACGCACGCACGCGGACACGGAAGACTATGCCAGCAGATACAACCGGAACTTCTTTAAGAACAGCGCGCGAGTGGACGCAACCCTGGAAACTGAGCAGGAACTGGATGACCAGGCCTATAAACGCTTACGGGCCGATTGGCTGGCTGCGCATCAAGGTGAGGGCAAAGAACACGGGATCAGCATACTGGAAAAAGGGCTGAAATATAACCCGATCGCTATATCCCAAAAAGATATGGATTTCTTAAACCTCATGAAGCTGACCCGGGAAACGATCTGCGGCATCATGGGAGTGAAACCGGCTGTAGTGGGCCTGTTTGAATATGCAAATTACGCTAATGCTGAAATGCAATATAAGATGTTCTGGCAAGATACAGAAATGCCGAAAATAGCCAAGTATGTGGGCACGCTCAATGAGTTTGTCTTGCCCATGTTCAACGATAAGAGCCTGTATTTTGAGGCTGATTATTCCGGAGTTGAGGCCCTGCGCGAAAACGAAGTGCAGAAGAAGGACATAGACATGGGCCTGGTCCAATCCGGTATTGAAACGATCAATGAACGCCGGGCCAAGCGGGGTTTAATGCCCGTGGCCTGGGGTGACGCCTGGTGGGCGCCCTTTAGTTTGGCCCCGGTGACGTCAGCAGAGCCCAAACCAGAGGCTTTACCGACTGAACCGGCACCAACGGCCACAGAACCGGCTAAAGCGGCTAAAACCAAGCTTTCTGATAGTCTGAAGCAGAGGAAATGGGATCTCTTTATCAAGGGACTGACCCATTTTGAAGATAAACTGAAGCCGGTACTGCGGAGGCTGTTTAATGACCAGGAGCAGGAAGTCCTGGCTAAACTGGACCGGCAAAAAGCGGTTGAGAAGCGGATCAATGTCGATAGTGTGTTATTTGACCTTAAAGACGAAGTGGCCAAGTTCCGCAAGAATGGCAAGCCGATACTAACGGATATGGTCGCGGCGGCAGGCAACGAAGAGCTGGCTTTGCTATCCATAGGGATCGCTTTTGATATTACTAACCCGAGAGTAACAGCCTTCCTGGAAAGAAAAGCCATGACCTTCGCGCAAGAGGTCAACGAAACCACGATCAAGAAGCTGAAAAAGACCCTGATCGAGGGCATTGAGGCCGGGGAAGGCATACCCGATCTATCCAAGCGGGTCAGTACCGTATTCGATGAGGCGACGACATCAAGAACCATTATGATTGCGCGGACAGAAACGATCAGCGCGTCTAACTTTGGGGCGCTGGAAAGCTACAAACAAAGCGGCATAGTTACAAAGAAGGGCTGGATCACGGCCCGGGACAGACGGGTCAGGGACAGCCATCAGATCGACGGGCAGGAAGTTAATCTTGACGATAACTTTACCCTGGCCGATGGAACGCAAACGCAATACCCAGGTGGAAGCGGAGTACCGGAAGATGATATTCAATGCCGCTGTACCGTGTACGGCGTAACCAAAGAGGATTAGCATGTCCTGTAAACGTTGCGGCAAGTGCTGTAAAAATCCGACCATCAATTTAGACGTACCGATTGACCAGGACACGCAAGAATTAAGCCGGTGGTTACAGGGACATCATTGTATTCCGGTAAAAATGGACGGTAATATTCTCGGCATGATGATCCCTTCAATATGCGAACACTTTAAAGAAATAGACGGAGTGAAAGCGTGCGCGATCTATGAAACCCGTCCGAAGATATGCAGGGAATTTAGTTGTCAACAGTAAATAACAATCATAAATAGCCTCACCTTTAGCGGGGTGGTGGCTGGTAACAGAAGAAAACAAGGTGGACTGTGTACACAGCATAGTCCGCCTTTTTCTTTTGGCCGACAAAAAGGAGACGACATGAAACTGATCAGCAAATTCATACCATTTGAGATCAAGGACATCAACCTGGAAGGCCGGAGCTTCCGGGCCGTAGCCTCTACCGAGCAGGTGGACCGGGACGGGGACATCATCCGGGCCGCGGGCTGGGATCTGAATAACTTCCTGAAAAACCCGGTTGTTCTATGGGCGCACCGCTACAGCGATCCGCCAGTGGCCAAGGCTAAAAGCATAACCATCGAAGGCGATAAGCTTATATTCGAGCCGCAATTCGCGACCAAAGAAGAATACGAATTTGCCGATACCATTTTCAAACTTTATGCCGGTGGTTTCCTGCGGACCTTTAGCGTGGGCTTTATCGGCTTGCGCTGGGAAGACATCAAGGCCGAAGGCGCGACTTATGCGACCGGCCGGGAATACAAGGAGCAGGAATTGCTGGAAGTGTCCGCCTGTCCGGTGCCGTCTAATCCCGGGGCCCTGACCCAGGCGTCCATGAAGTCATTGATCGAAGAGGCGGGAATTAAAGTATGTTCCGGCTGTCATTTAACACCTGAAAAAGGAGGCGTAACAGAAAAAGAAGTGGCTGATCTACTCGAGGCAATGCGTACTTTAACCGGAAAAATAAAATAGGGGAATTATCCCCGACCATACGACCGTATGGGAAATATACCAAGGAGGAAAAAGCAATGGAAATGACCAAGGAACAGATCGACGAATTGCAGAAGTTAACGAAAGACATGCGGGAAAAACTGGACAAGACCCAGGACGGGATTACCAAAGACGAAGTCCAGCGCATGATGAACGACCTGGTCGATAAGCTGCACGCGCCCAAGGAAAAGAAATTTGAATTTAATACCGAAGAGGATGTTTTGGCGGCAGCCGAGCAGTTTAAACAGACCCATGCTTTCAGTAAGGAAGCGAAATGGGACAAGACCCCTTACGGTAAACAGTTCGGCGGGATCAGGGGCTTCATGTCAGCAGTTATGTCCAGGGATGCCAGGCTGACCAAGACCATGTACGAAGGCAGCACCGCACCCGGCGGATTTGCCGTACCGACCGAGTTCAGTTCTGAGATTATTACTCTGATGAACAGCGAGTCAATCCTGCGGCGCATTGCGAGGATGTTGCCGATGAGCACCTGGAAACGGACCATTCCGCGGCAGTTGACCGATGTGGCGGTCTCCTGGGTATCAGAACTTGGCACCAAAGGCAAGACCGGTATTACCGGCGAGCAGATCACCCAGACTGCGAAAGTTTGCGCGGCTGTTATTAAGTCCAGCGATGAGTTGCTGCGCGACTCCGCGATCAATCTGCAGTCGTTCCTGTCCGAGCTTATTGCCAGCGCAATGGCCCTGGAAGAGGACCGTGTTGGTTTTGCTGGCGGCGTGGATGAAAACAGCGATCCGTTTGACGGCGTGCTGTACACCACAGGAGTAGTTGACAATCCGATGGCTGGCGCAAGCATGGCTGCGGACGATGTCGTCAATCTGATTTATGCCATACCCAAAAAGTATCGCACCGGAGCTCGGTTCGTTCTCAATGACACCGCTCTGAAG